CAATGGTAATCGGTTTCTTGATCCGCAAAACCGTTGACGGAAGAGCATATTCCCCATCGCCCTGAACCGTACTGAAGGAGTAGAACCCCTTCAGTTCCGGCAGTTCAACCTCATCCGGGAAGACGTTGCAGTAAAAGTCATTGATTTTATCCGTCAGGTCTGCATCCGACAGCTGCGAAGTAGAACGCTGACCCGTAAGCTCCCTGACCTTTGCCCGTAATTGGGCTAATGTCCAGTTCATGGAAGGCTTTCTCGAAATTAAAGCTCATTAACGGTAAGTGTAATTCCCTGAATGGCAATGTCCGTACTGGCTGCGGTTGTACCTGTAATAACAACATAGAATGTTTCATTACTCGCAACCACTTCGTTAAGTCCGCTTTTACCCGATACTATTTGCGTATCTGTTGTAACAGAGAGTTGTGTAATTGTTCCTACACTGGCATCGGCTACATCAGCGGCAGCGGCGGTGTGTTTTCGCAAATCCGCATCCAGCGTTACCGTCCCGCCATCACTTTCAATCTGGCCGATGATTGAAAATCCTGTAATGGTATAGCCGACCTTAAGCGGCACGGTGATTGGAATCACCATATTTTCTGCTGTTTGGGAAGCCGGCAGAGTTGCCAGACATTTACTGTCCGCTGCATTGATTACCCATCCTTCTCCGGAAGCACCCACTTTCGCACCTGCTATGCCCTGAACATATTGTTGTGCTGTGCGAACAGCTGATGTGTTAAGCAACACCGTTCCCGTTGTATTGGGAAGTGTGATCATACAGTTTGTCGTTGGATCAGTAACCGAAATATATGTTTTTCCCCCACCAATCGTAACTCCTTCAAATATAATCGGGGAAGACCCATTGAAATAACAAACACCATCAAAAACCATGTCCCCGGGCCAACGCGGATTTCGCAGAAACCGCTCCAGAAGAACGGGGTTGCTTACCGTGTCAAAGGTAATTTGTTCGGGCTCTGCAAAGAGGATAAAGGCAAAGAATGCAATCATGAACATGCTAACAATCATTAGTTTCTTCATTGTGATATTCCTTTTCAATTCGTTTGTTACTGCGTTTTAGCCGACCATCTGAGGCTTCAGATTCACCGGCTGACAACTGAATCGGTTACGCATACCGGTAACCACGGTCTGCTGGCCGGACGGAGCGTTTTCGTCATACTTGCGAACCGGAATCCTGAGATTGTTGAGGTGGTTGACTACGCAAACCGGCAGTTTGACGACTTGGCCGTCATCAAGCTCAAACCTCTTGCCGCCGTACGTGAACGACAGCGCCACGCCGGGCGATTCGATGTTCGTAAACCGCACCTCAATCAGCGGATCATTCTTAACAGCGATTTCTTCAGGCGAAAGTTTACGTCCGCTTACGGCATTTTGAGCCTTCATTTCGGCTTCTACTTTTGCCTTGGCTTCCGCCTCAATGCGGGCCTTTCGTTCGGCTTCCTGCCGAATGGCCTCCTCATCAAAAGTCTCTACAGTCGGCTTTACCGCTGCATTCAGAAGTTCGCACAGCTTCGCATACGGCATATCATCCGCGTACTTGATATTCAGAGCATCAAGCTCCCTTTTGACTTCTTCAATTGACTTTCTTGCCATGTTTTATCTCCTCTGAGAGTTAAAGAAATGGGGGAGGCCGCTAAGAGCCTCCCCGCGGTTAATGTTAAATCGGGTCTGCCGCAGCGGCATCGCCGTGATTGACGACCTTGTCGTGCTGCTCGGCAACATAAATCCACTCATCGCCGTCTGTTGACAGGCCTGACCCAACGGTAAATCCGGCTGCCTTTTCAAACACAACGTCCTCACGGCGGCAAATCCAGGTGTTTGTGCCATCGGATACCGTATCGCCAGGGGTAGTCGGCCATTCAACCGCAACCTGGGGCAGTACACCCGCAGAAACTGTGCATTCGTACACAAACCCGTTATGGTTGCTTGGCCGTACAACCGTCCCAACTGCCGTTGTGCTTCTGGCTGTGGGCCGTGCAGCACCGGCAACAAAATCCGATACATTCGCGTTCACAAAGCCGTCACCATCGGGAGCAGGGATTTTAACCTTGACCTTCGTGCCGCCAGTATAAGCAGCAATCTTGTTGTTGGTTCCTGCCAGAACAGTCACGACTCCAGTAGAACCTGTCAACAGCAGTCCATATTGGCCATTGGCACCCGCATCTGATAAATCCTTGTAAAACTCATAGATATTCGGGTTGGTTTCTTCCAAAGCCCTGATGAGTTTTACATAATCCGGCACGAAGCCGATATTTACATTTATCGCGGAACCATCCGCAATAAAACGTCCACTTACTTTTTTCATCGGTATTTCCTTTCTTTTTTAGCTGTGTGTAACTTTCAAAACGTGCATGAAGTTGTCATTCAGAATGCGAGCTGTAAACATCGCTTTCCAGCCGCTCGTTGCACGCTGATTGAGCGGATCGGAAGTCCCGCCAGAGCCAAAACCCTTAACGATGTTCTTGGCGTTACCGGCCTCAAGATCAACTATGCCGTAAGCGTTCTTGGCAATAATAGGCAGATAGTAGTATGTGCCAGGCGTAAACGGATCGGCAACATCACCCAACGCATGAGCAACCGAAGATGCCAACCAGCGGACATTGCCGGTCGATCCCCATTCGGCCTCATCCACATTGGTTTGAGCCGGATAGTTGGCGGTCGATTTAAAACCGCTAACCGCTTCCAGGTCGTCAATCAAGTCCGTGTGGAGAATACCCCAGTAAGCAGGGCGAATGGGCGATGTACCCTGACCGGTTCCGGCCTTGATAAGCTCGGTAATCATCGAGGCGTCATTGCTCAGAAGCGTTTGAACCACGGCGTCAATGTCCGTCTTGTTGAGTTTGGTTGCCGTGCCGGTCCCGTTTCTGGCTCTAGTCGAGGACGCACACGCAACGAGAATGTCCCTGACGATCTCATCGATCGTCCGGCCCATCTGGTCGCCTAATTCCTGCGCGGCAACAGTCAGCACAGGATCGGCATTGGTCATATCGACAACGTCGGTGATGTGAACGAAATCGCCGTACTGTGCGACGGTTGCCAGCAAATCAACCTTGCTGAGCCGCTGCCCGGTAGGCGTGACACCTTCAGCTAACTGCGTGGTTGCAGTTGACAGAGCCGCATAGCGGCGGAACTTCACGGTCTTGCTGTTGCCCTTCGGCAGGGATTTTTTCTGCGCAAATTTGGTATGCACCAGTTTTGGTCTTGCATTCTTGAGCAAGACCCTGTCATAATAAACCTCGATGCCGGAATCAACTTGAGTTGTCGTTGTCAAATTATCCATTACTAACTATCCTTTCTACCCTCTTGACAGAATCTCCGCCTCAAACCTTGCGAATTCCTCATCTGACATGGCAGCAAACCGGCTGGCTGCATTGAATGCGCCTCCATTTGCAACCATACTTGCCGATCCGGGCCGGGTTGCGGCCTGAATTGCTGCGGCAGCAGCAGGATTGACAGTCGTTTGCTGCTGCATACTCGCCATCTTGGCATAGTTATAGGCAGTCAGCATGGGATTCGGGCTTTGGCGGATTTCCATCATTATCTGAGGGTTTTTCAAAATTGCCTGTTTTAAGGGTTCCCCTAACTGTTGAGGTGTACCCACCAATTGATGGTAATCTGGATGCTGGACAAGGAACTGCAATTCATTGATCGCACTGCTGAACTGCTGTACCATCGCCTGAGTTGCCTTCTTGGCCTCGGCAACAGTCATAACGTCATCATCTTCAAGACCGTCATAAAAGTTAGGAAGCTGCTGCGGCGGCTGTTGAGCCTGCTGCTGCATATTGGCCTGGTAGAGGGCAATCTGCTGCTGTGCAAGCTGAACCTGCTGCTCCAGCTCCTTGACCTTATTGTTGACCTCCGCAAACCGCTCGTAGGGGATAGCCTTCGGCGGCTGTTGATTGCCCTGCAAATCGGCCTGCGGTGTCGTTACGTCTTGATTTAGATTGGTTTGTCCCCCGGCGGCGGGAACCTGTTCTACGCCCGTTTCATGGTTTGTTACTTGTCCATCCATAACTTTACTCCTGTTCACTTGCGACTAATGGTTCGGCTTCAACCTTTTGCCGGTCGGCGATTCCGGCTGTAACGCCTGAAAGCCCGCATCGCGGTTAATTTAACATTGGACTGTTATTGTCAACAATATTGGACTGTTATTGTCAACTGCCGAATTGAACACACCCTCGCTGGCCTGATCGGACATTTCGACGTGGTCTGTCGGAATATCCAGCGGCAGGGCATGAAGCATTTCGGCGGTCCCTTTACGGTTATTCACATAAACACACAACGTCCCCAACAAAGCGGGCGGGCGTTCTTTCATCAGCATCAGTTTTGTTTTGAGAGCGCCGCGGCCCTCCCAGTCGCTGTAGATGAGAATATAGTAATCATCATGCTTACCAGCATTATCATTGATAACGCGCTCAATGGCCCTCAACAGGTCACTTCCAAGCTCTTTTCTGATGTCTCCAGTGCATAACGCCATTTAACTATCTCCTCGTCCTGAGTGACTTTCGTTGTTCCAAGTCCGCCGCCGCTTTTGCGACAGTAGACAGGCCCTCGAGCGTCATCTTCTGAATCTCCGCGGCAGTTTTTGCCCTATTCAGAGCCGCTGTAGCGATGTTCTGCTGAATCTCCGCCCTCCGCTCCTGGGCTTGTGCAAGATTCTCCGCGATTTGGGACTGCATCAGCTGTTGAGTAAGCTGATTCATCTGCTGTTCGCCCTGAGCCGCCTGCATTTGGGCTTGTTCAGCCTGCTGAATATGCCGTTTGAGGTGTTCTTTTAACTGAATCGGGGCCGCATCAACAATCGCCGCAAATGGAATCGGAGCACCCATCTGCTGAAGCGCCTTCAGTTCCTCATAATACAACTGACGCTGGCTATCAGTGAGCAGTCCTTCCTGAACGCTCACGTCATATCTGGTCAGATCAGGGTCATAGAACTGAGGAACGGGCTGCTCGTTGATAATA